ATGGTTCGGATGTAGAACATATATGGGTGCGAGAAGGGAAGCAAACTATTGTGGATTCATAGACAAGCCAGTTACGATGCTTGACTATAAAGGAATGTATAATGTGTGTGGGCAATATCAGCCGTTACCCATTTTCAGCAAAGGCACTAGAGGAAACGAACCATATCAAACACCGTGGAAGAGGCTAACGGCCAAATTCGATGATAAGGCAACGTTGAACGAAATTCTAAAGATGGAGGGGTTTATCCGAATCAAGGGTTATAAGCACCCGCAGGGATGCCAGTTTCCTATTGTTGCCGACCAACAAGAGTATGCGAAGCGGCTGTTGTGGCCCCTAGAAGGATCAAAGGTAGACGGAGAACTGCCGTTCTTTACTATTTTTGAGTTGCGACTGGCAATCGAAAACTTCGGAGTAACATTCGATGAAGTCACGGCTTATGGATTTATTCCGAGTGAAAGGGAAATCAATCACCCCGCTAGGAAATACCTCGAATATTTCAACAAGATGAAGGACGACGCCCAAGCAAGAAACGATTCATTCACTGAAAATATGGCAAAGCTATTCTCGAACGCTTTAATCGGCAAGTTCGTTCAGGCAACCGAAGACGATGACACTTTGGAAGAAATTTACGGTATTCTGAAACGAGACAAGGACTACAAAAGCACAAGGCGTCAAGGCAAACCCGAACCAAAACATAAGAAACTCGCCACTTTCTTCACTCCTGAATGGGCCGCTTTGATTCTAGGGCGGGCCAGAGGTTTGTTGGGACTAACATTTGCGAGTCTCGAACCGATCACGGGTCATACTGATTCAGCAGTATTTTTCAGCGGTCAGTCAAAACAGGATCAAGCAATAGCGGCGGTTGCGCCCTATGGCGGAAAACTGGAAGTCAAATGGAAGGCTGATGGATTCTGGATTATGCGAAGCGCCGTCTACATTGCCCTGAAGAAAAAAGACGGGTTATGGCAAATCCTGTTGGATGAAGGCAATCCCAACCCTAAGAAGAGAAAAAAACCCCTGCTGGCGCACCACGCTATTTCGGTTTCAAATCTCGCAGAGTTCTATCAACCTGTTATTGACGCAATCAACAACAAGACATCTTGGAAAGAAAAAGTGGTTGTTCACAAATCCAGTTTAGCGACACTCAAAACTGAATTAGATCGAGGCATTCCTTTGGGCTGTCAGTATCTCAAGGAGGCTGAAGTCAAATTGATGTGGGATTTCAAGCGAGTCCTGCCTCCGTCTTTTAACATCGAAAAGGATCTTTTCACGACGAATGTTTACTGTGGCCCCTACGAGTCAGTTCGCGCCGCACACGACGCCGAGAAGAAGTTCTACAATCTGCAACATGATATTCGCAGGGGGCGGCCGACCAAGGAGAAAGCAACTAAAACAATGGAGGATCGAGTTAAGAGGTTGAAGGCATCGGGTCAATCGGAACGACAGATAAGTGAGGCGTTGAAAATACCGAGGTCCACAGTTCATAGGATTCTGAGGGCGTGCGCCAAAAACCGTGTTTTTAACGGCGTTAAGGCCCAAATTACACAGGAAAAATAGGCGCTTATTCAAGTAGAGTCAGTATATCTATATTTTGCGCCCGAAAACTGCGTCGGTTGAAGATCAAAGGGGGTGATTGAATGACGTATGAAATTCATTTTGTATGTGAAGATTGTTGGTATAATGTTTGGCATTCCACACCCCAGTGGGGTTACCGTCTCAGCAAAGAGATCATGTATTCTGATTACGGTCCGATTCCGCAGTCAATGAAATGTCGATGCGGAAAGGCTGCCGTCCTGCTGGTAGGATTTAAGATAACCAAAGAAATAGACCGGACTAGGAGGCGAGGGAAAGGTTTAATTAATTGAGAGTTACATACGTGTTACCATTACACGTAAGGAGGTGATAAACAATGAACGTGCATATACCAGAATTGGATACGTCTAATTTATACTCTCTGAAATTTCCAGCCGTGTCTATACAAGAATTTCCAGAGGAAGTTAACGGATTTTGTCATTCTGCTGTTACCATTGGAACAAAATCTTTTTTCTCCGAATCTGAACAGAATGAAATAAAAGACAAGATTTTATCGAAATATTCACCAGAGGCCAGAACCATTCTTAAGGCGACCTTTTTCATTCGTATGGACGAAAAGAGAATATCGATTAAACGTCTTCGAAGGATTGCGTTGGAGTCGGGGCTACCACCTATTTACGCCCGTCGTTTTACCATCATACTCGGCAAACATGAAACAACATGGGGAAAGGTAAAGGGTCGGGCTTATGTCCTTTTGTCAGTCGATGGTAAGTCTGTTCTCTCGCCTCTAAAAGACAATGGTAAAATATTTGGTTGGCGGCAGAACTTGTTGCCAAGTGAGATTGCCGAAATTCGGGATCTTGTGGTGGCTGTGGGGTTGACTTGTCTCAGTTGCCCTTATGCTTATAGACCTAGCAAGCCGATTCTCACATGTGTTCGTCCTCGAAAAATCTTGGAAAAGAAATGAAACTGAAGGCCGTTGAGGGTTCGAGGGCAAGACCGGGGTAGAACGATGAAATACCTTCATGCGTTTCTAACCGAGTTTCGTTAACGCCGTTAACGGTGTTACGCGGGTGAAACACTTATTAACAGGGTCTTCGTGGTGAAGTTTCAAGAGGTGAAGCGCATATGGCAGATATGGTTGGGGCTATTGTCGATTGGTGCGTGGAAGCGTTCAACGTATTCAAGCCTATTTTTATTCTATACGGTGCGTACCATTTGGGTCGTCTGCTCGTGAAGACGATTGTTGGCTCTGCGAAGCGTTTCGTGGAGCACTAAAACGCGCCATCTCCCCAAAAATTGTTGGAACATTAGCGAATTCTAGGGGCGTCGGCCCGGAATTTGTCGTTTGAGTTTCCGCTTTTCTTTGGAACTTTTTTCTAGGCATTTTTAGATGCATGGGTGTAGGGAACGTGGTTGTCTTGGACAGTCCTTACAATGAACGACTTCAACAGTCTTGCCGCGAATTTGGCATGGAGGACAGCGGTAATATTCGAGGAATTCTGTGGAGTATATTCGCTTGAAGATTCGGGGGATTTCGTAAATTAAGTGGAAAAATTGTTGAGAACCATAGTACGCAGCATATGGGAATTCCGCTGCATGTTCCTCGTCGTATGTGGTCAAATATTCTGAGTTTCCAGAGTAATATTTCGAGATTTATTTTGGCTGGACTCGACGGAATTTTCGGGCGGGTTCAGTTTTCGCGGTGTGATTTTTTCTATTCGATGATTTACAATGTGAGTGAAAGTATTCGATATATAAGCGAGGGACTTTGATTTTTTCTGTTTCAGTTTGCATGATGGACAGAGATGGTCGATTGTCCATGGCCATAGGGGTCTGGTGCATTTTTCGCAAAATCGCCCTAGTTCGGTCATTCTAGGTAATTGTCCTCTATGTGTTCGATAGAGAAAACTCAAGGGTAATTCCTTGCACACATTTTTGTATTGACATCTTCATAGGTAGGATATGCTTAGTTACATTGGCGTTACTGACATTTATAGTTACTGTTTTCGCCTTGTTCGAAAAGAATAATAGTTACACTAGCGTTACGGTTGTTCGTTCATGGTGTGTGAGCATGAGCGAAGAAAAGAATGTTTGGATTTGGTGCGGTCATGCTAAGATGGGTTTAGCATTGGTCGCAAACCGTGGTAAGAGACTTTGGAGAATGTTGGACAACTCCGAGACGACCGAGCACAAGAAAATCATGCGCAAATTCGGAGCGAGACGGAGACGGACAAAATGACTTCTATTGATTCTCTCTTGTTGGCTGTGGGCTTGGTGACTCCGTTTCTGATCTTCGTAGGGATCGGAATTTGGAGACTGACAAGATGAAATTCATTCTTGAGATTGACGACAAGGAACTAAAGGAATGGTGTCGGAACGAGATTAGAAAAAATCCGTCGTGTGCGAACGGTTGGGTTTCAATTCTCGTGGCTAATGCGCTCTTTGACTTCTTGGGTATTCTCGTGGATGTTTCGGTAGACGGGCCGGATAGGATAATCGGAGTAATGGCAGAATGAGCGAGAAACTTGTTTCGGTTGTTCGACGTGAGAAACAGATGCCGAGATGGGAAAAATCGGTAAAGTCCTCGATGGGCGAATGTCCAAAATGCGGGCAAGAGACGATTCGAGACGTGTCAGATCAGGATGGGTATTTCGTCAAGGTTTGCATCAATGAGATTTGCGATTTTCTATCAACCGGATTCATGCCTGAGAAAAAGAATCCCAGAAAACGCGAACGATTCAGACACATTCCGCACACGAAGACGATTGTGGTTCGGTGATTGTATGGCAGGAATGATTGCTAGATTTTATGCATACTTAGATCAATTTGGCGTTGAAGACACGGTACAGGTTTCGGAGATTATTTCCCCTACCGCAAATAGCTCGGGGCAAGTTTGGTTTTTTGGTAGTAGTCAAAGATTCTCGGAGCTAGACTTAGACAAAATTGTTCGGGATTTCTTTGGATCTAGGTATAGGGCGCATTTTCATTCTCGTGCTCCGTTTGGTAACGTGGATACAATCCCAAGGTTCGGTTATTCAAAATGATCGATCAGGCGATTGTTTGGTTTTGTGTGTTTGGTGTTCCGATTCTTTTGCTGACTCTGTTTGGTGTTGTCGTGTTGTGGGGGGTTTCGCATTGAGTCTTTGGGAACCTTCGTATTCTGATATGGTTTGGCTTTCAAATCTAGTTAAGCGTATGGCGATTGACGGTCTTTGGTGTCTGCCAGACACAGGTTTGGTTTTCCAGAAAATCTCTGATACTATGTTAGCGCTCGTGAATAATCCGGACACGGATGAGGCGTTTGAGTGTTGTGCTCGGACTGTTGCGGTCGGTCTGATTGCGGGGATTCTTGTTGTTTAGAGGTATGAGAAAATGAAGTGCCCAAAATGTGGAGCTGACTTAGAGCTTCGCGATCATAACAATTGGACAATGGCTGTATGCCCGAATAGGGACTATGTCAGAACGTTTCGAGGAAATATAAAGAGGTATCAAAAATGAATGAAAACGAAAATGGGAAGGACGGGGAAAATACGACCGAGACGGGTTTCTCGGACGGCCAGATTATTGAGATTTGGCCGGGGGTTCGTTATCGGAAAATAGGTTCCGCAATCGTGAGGTTATGGGAACCTTGACGATGGAATATCGACGTTTGGGGGGAACAGCAGAAAAAATCGAGACGCTTGAGGTGCGGAGTATTCCACAATCTCAGTTAACGTCTGAGTGTTGGGATGTTCAGTTTCGGGGTTTTCGTGCATGTGAGCGATGTGAATACAAAGGGAAAAAGAACTGCGGGGGGAAGAACATACGGAAGACCGGAAAGAATTCTCTGGGGTTTTCGGTTCCGTTAGGAAGGGATCTGAATGTTCACTAGGCAACACTACAAGGCAATAGCAGCGCTTTTGAGTGCTGTACCTAAACATTCTATCCCTAGTCTTTACGGTGAAAACCCCGATATTATGGTTTACATGCCCGATCTAGTGAAGGCGTTTGAGGGGTTGTTTTCTGACGATAATTGGCGATTTGACTCGGATAAGTTTCGATCTGCCATTGGAGCGAGTTAGATTGTTCAGTCTTGATTTAACGTTCTATGCGGAATGGTATCACAAACATGTTTCTCCGAATCTTTCACGAGAGCAAAAAGAGGCCTTGATACATAAAATCTCGGATTTGTCTTTAGAGAATCCTATTCACATTCCAGCCCTTGAATTCAACAAAGAGCAATTTCCTGAATTGGCTCCGTTCATGCATACTGAGAAACTTAGCGGCCGTCAATTATATGCTGTGTTCTGTGAGCTTTTCGAAGAATTACGACCGGAGCAAGCGAAGATTCTAGGTAAACCTTACATGACTTTTCCAAAGAAGGGGATCTAAATGATGTCTCTTAGGATGATTCATTGCGCCATTGAAACACCAGACGGTCTTATTCACGTTCAAAACTACGTTATGGGATTGAGAGGACAGCATCACGTTCACACTAAGGACGGTTTCAAGGCTTGGCTAAAGATTGCAAACCTTCACAAAAGAGACGTTTCGATTCAAAAAGGATCTTGTGACTGTGGATTGACTCCTAGTGAAGTTAAGGAATATGACGGCAGAAAATGGAAAAGTGACAAGTTTTGACATTGAAGAAACATAAGATAGTATCGGTTTTTGACTTAGCTACTCTGCAACCCGATGGAGAAATTTGTTGCCCCAACTGTGGATCTTGGACATACATAGATGACTTGACAGATGAAGAGTTTGAGGTTTCAAAATGTCCTATGTGCAAGAGGGATTAGAATGAGTTATCCAACAATCTATTTGTTGACTCCTTTACGTGGGATTTGTCGAACGTGGTTGATGCGTAATGTTTCGTCTGACTCATCTTGGTTTGGTAAGGCGCTCGTGGTTGAACATGGGTATATCGAGGGGCTTGTCGAGACTATGCGAAGGGAAGGTTTCAGAGACGGAATTGATTTTGAGGTAGTGTCGGGTTGAAGAAACTAATCGAGTGTTCATTGTGCGGCAAACGAATAGACTTAGAGAAATTTCAAGAACATAGACTAGGTGAAATGGGTGACTTCGCAGTTGACGATTTGAAACGAACGATTAGGGTCTTGGATCTATGATTTGTCTAGTCTGTCATTCGAAGAATCATAGGACTAGAGAAACTTGTGTTAAGTGTGGTCATAGACTGACTTGTTGAATCGTTCTATTCTAGGCCTTGGTTATCACTTTTTGTTTAACCTTTCTTCTACCTGATTTTTTATATCGTTCTTTAGTTGTCCACCTTTTCACTTTGTACCGGTAGGTCTTGCCTTTTACGTGTTGCTCGATTATCTGTGTCCACATTCAGTTATCACCACATGACATGATTAAGAGGGAAGGGGCTTTACACGCGCGGGGCAAATCAAATCACCAAGTTTGGTAGAAGAATTTGAGTTAACCTAGCTTCAAGATTCTCCTTTTGTGCTCAGGTGTCTATCCGGCTCTCGATTGTTAGGCATTATGCGACCTTTCGAAGGCCGTTACCACTCTTAACCGTCTAGGGAAAATTCGGTTCACTTGTAGAAGCACTCTGAACAGACTTTGCATCCGTTGAAACCCATTTCGATCCAAGTTCTTTCTATTGCTGCGCCCGTGAAGTTTTCGAATCCCACTTTCGGTTTGCCGTCTCCAATTATTCCATCTTCTTTTGGATTCCATGAACCGCCGCAAATATCGCATTGGTACTGATGAAACAAAACCCGTCGAATGAATTTCCAGATCCGTGATAGTATTCCGTTTCGAGTCATGGTTCTTCAACTCTCCTGCTTTCTCTGTTGAAACACGTTCGGCACAATCTCCAATTTCCGAATGGTGTGAGATCTCTTGTGAGACACTCGCATGAGGAACAGCGTCCTTTGGGAAGTTTCTTTTTCATTCTTTTAACAACTCCGCGCATTCATGCATGATTCGTGATATGTCGTCTGCTCGTAGTCGTGTTAGGGTTCGTATGATTTTGTCTGCGATTCGTTTGGATTCGGTGTCTCCATAACCTTTCCAGACTTTCCCCGAACTACCCCTTTCTTCCACATGAAAGGCCATTTTCTTTGTCACCGTAACAGATAGACAAGAATTAAACTCCCCCACGTTAACAAGACAAGACCGAAGAAAAGGAAGACCGAGTCTTGGGCGTCCGAGATCCACTGGACTAAATCGTGGTATATATCCCGTATCGCCCAATAAAATACCCAACCTATTCCGACAACGATAAAAGAGATGATAAGGAGGAGGATGGAACGCGCCCAGAGGCTCATTTCTTTTCTTCCTTCTTCAATTTCTTTCGGCAGGTTCCGCAATTGTCTGGGCTGTTGTCTTTTCCTTGTTCCAATTCTCCGAAATACATCCATCTTCCGCAGAGGGATCGTCCGTTTCTGAAGTAGTGGGCGACTCTCGACGCGAGGGGCCATCCCCAACCTTCTTTGTTGTTCAATATCTCACCACGCAGGTGGAATGAATGTAGACTGTTGTGCTGTCCTGTTTGTAGTATTCCTGTCCGTCTTCGATTGGTTTGTCACAAATGAAACATAGGACTTGAAGGCGTTGGAGGCATTTGAGGGCGTATTTGTTTTTGCGGCCAACTCGTTTGTTTTTCATGTGTCCGAGGATGCATTGTCTTCGCCAATGGGTCATTGTTTTCATCTTGGAACTCAAACCAAATCAATCCCTACGAGTTTCTTTCGAGTTGTGACTCGTCTTCCAAATTTTTTCGCCATGATCTCTTCAGGTGTAGCCGTTGTGAACCAACAGGCATAGTGGAGGAAGAAGGCGATTGCACATGCTTCGACGGATGCGGTTATGTCGAACTCGGAGTCTTCAGGTGTGTTGTAGAACATGAGGGACTGTCCATGTTTCTGAACGTCTTCGTTTTCTCCGACTTCCCATTTTAGAGCGCAGATGAGGACGATGAGAAAGATTGCGATCCATTTAGTTTTGATTCTGTATCCGGTGTCAAAGACCATGAGGGGTAGAGCGATAAGGAGGTTGGCGCATTTATGAGCGACGTATGAGTAGGCGTTGTTTGGGATTCTGATCGTTTTCCCTTCGACGATAATATCCATCGTATACCAATTCAGATTTGCTCCGACACCGATTATTGCGAGACAGAAAACCATGATCGGGATGGTGGCAAATAAGAACGGCGCAGGCGCATTGATTGGTTTTCTTCCGCCGAGCACGTTCTTCCAAGATCGCTTGAAAAAGGGGCCGCCTTGCGCGAAATAGAGGACAACCGCAATCGTGGTGACGAACGGAACTAGAGCAGGTTGAATTCCCCAGTTGAGAGGGATCAAGGATTCTGGGTGCTCTGAGAGGTAAGACCAAAACTCATCGTAATGCTTGAGGGCGGGTTGTCCATAAAAATTTGTAGGAGAAAGAGTTAGCCGCCATGCAATGAAATAACAGGCGGCGATTAGGATCAAAAGGAGGAGGGTGATTCGCCTAGCCCACTTCAACGATTTGGTGATTCGTTGAAGGAACCAAAGCGTCCTGCGGATCATTTCTCAGACGCTTCGTTCTGGACTTGGTTTTCCACATATTGGATATTCAATCATCCAAAGCATGGGAACGTTTTTTGCTACCATTACTTCGATCATAAGAAGATCTATACGAGCGAGTGCTATGGCGACTGATCGAAGATCGTCGAACATTCTGAGTAGTTCTGTTTCGGTGAGGATGGAGAAGCAGCGGCCGGATAGACTTCTCCACGATTCGGCTCTTCTTCCTATGTAATCAAGTGTTTCCGTAATCGAAGCGTAAGTTTCAAGGTCGGTTTTTGGTTTCAGTGTTTCATACAATGCTATTTGGTCTGTGACGGCTTTTTTGTATTGAGTGATTTGTTCTTGTAGTTGTTTCTCGGAGATCATTGTTACTGTCAGCCCGGTTTGAGAACTATCCAAGAGGCTACTGTCAGTGAAACGGCGGCTGCAACGAGAATTATTGTTGCGATTGCGATATCTTCTTTGTTCAAGTTAGGTCAACTTTGACGATTTCGATTCGGTTTCCAGCGAATGCCTTGCCATCGACTGTGATTTTGTAGGTTGTTTCTGGCTCTAAGGCAAAGCTGGCTTCGCCATCTTCATTTGGCGCTAGTGTTATGTCTACTTCTTTGGTTATGTGTTTAGGGGCTTCAGCTTTGACGTGATGTGGTCCGGGTTCTAAGTCGTAGAATCGGTAGAATCCTTGGGGGTCGGTTGCTTTTGACGTTCCATCGACCGTGATGGTTCCTTGTATTGGTTTCATTGTTGGCTTGTCGTAGATCATGCCGTGGAGTCGAGCCTTCGGCTCGGGTTTCTCGCCATAGTGAATTGCCTTATGAGGTTGGACTAACCCCATGCCTTCGAGATGCGCACCTTCCGGTATTCCATATTGTTCCTTTCCTGCTGGAAACTCTTCCCAATTACCGAGTGGTTTCGCGGTTTTCATTAGGGCTTCCCTTACTTGGGTGTTGGTCCAAGTGTAGTGAACCTCCCACACTTGGCCGCAAACACTGACAACTTCCGGCGTGGCCATGCTCGTTCCGCTGTATTTGACATATCCATGTGTTCCTCCCATGTCGGGGATTTTGCAACTCGTGATGTTCCAACCATATCCGACGACGTGAGGGCGCATAACGCCTCGTTCGTCTTTGTGTCTCGGTCCGAGACTTGAGAAATAGCAGATTGCGTTGAAGTCTTCGCTGTTTGGATCTCCAACCACTGCTCCGACCGCCATGCATCCATCGCAACGAGCGGGACAGCTACACGTCGCGTTTGCTTTCTCATAGCCGTCCAACGGTGGATATTGATGACCGGAGTTACCCATCGCTATGATGTTCATGTGTCCGCGAGCCCAGACTTTGTTGCCCATACTGCATAGCATACAGTCCCCATGACAGAAGTCTTGGTAGCCGCCTAGGCTGATGTTGAATATTCCTACTCTATGTCCATTGAAGGACGGGGCCTTTGGATCGACCGGCAAACCCTCTATGAATTCAACGCCTCTCTGCCATCCTTCAATGATTGTGAATGCGGTTCCGGTTCCGACTCTGGTTAGAACTTTGCAGAAGGCCATGGGCGCTTTGGGGCAGCCGCCCACATATTTGCCGTCGGAGGCTCGGCCATCTCCTGCAAATATTCCTGCGACATGTGTTATGTGTCCGTGGAGGTCTTTGGTGGTTCCTTCGCCAACAATGTCGAACTCAGCGAGGATTCTGTCTTTCAAATCCTTATGTTCGGGAGCGCCTGTGTCTAATCCGACCATTGGTATATGTTCGCCCTTCCATCCTTCTGCCCAGACTTTCGGCATGTCGATCAAAGGCATTGATACGTCGAGAAACGCGTGAACTTCGAAATCTACATTTGCGTCGTAAATCAATCCCTTTTGAAGACATAAGTCAATGACCTTCAGGATCATCTCTGACAACAATCCGTTGAACTTCGGTAAGGAGAGTTGTATGATGTTTCCTAACTTGCCTACGGAAGTTCTTCCTTCTGTGGTGAACGGTAGAATTTCTCTGATGAACTTCAGTAGTTGTGGGATAAAAGTTGCGGTGGGAATTTCAACAATGAGAGTTATGGGTTCCAAGGGGACAGCGGCGAGTCCAAGGGCTTTTGCTTTTTCCTGTCGATTGATGAGTTCCTGTTCCAGTTGTTTTCTGAGAATTTCCAAACCCATTTTTTCACCTTCTGAAAACGGTTTCTATAAATTTCTCGACAATCACAATACTACCGAGTCCTGCGAACCAAGCGACCATTGGGTTATTGACTACGGGGAAGCCCGGAAACGTTGTTAGAATCACAGAAGATAGGCCGTAAGGTGTGAGCAACCCAAAGATTGCTCCGAGGATTACATTAAGCAGAAATCCTAGATGAACAACGTTTTTCTGCCAGTATGGAAGCGCCACGTTGCCCTTTGAGTAGAAGATATGCCATGCGAAGCCTCCTAGTGCTCCCCAAATCATTAGGATTAGAATCTCATTCAATTTTGATCTTCTCCTTTTCTTGTTCTGTTGGAGCCGGTTGCGGTAGGGACTTTGGTGTTTCTGGAAGGGCTTCCTCCAGTTCAATTCCAGTGAGTTTGGCGAGGTTGTTCCGAAACTCTTCGAGGGTTATGCCGGGCGCGTATGGTGCTTTTTCTGGGCCGATTGGCTGTTGTGGGAAAAGTGCGTCCAGAAGATCTCTGATCCTTATGTCAAGTTTGTCTCGTGGTTTCCATGTTAGACGGGCTTCTACTTCCTTTGGGTCGTATTTCATTTGTTGTAGGATGGGCCAGAAGATCTCGCGTTCTGTTTGTCGCTTGATTTGTCGTTGGAGGGCGGAGACTTTGCGATCTCCAAGGAGAAGGGCGATTCTTGCGGATGCCTCCGTGAAGCCGGGGCTTGTGAAAAGTCTACCCACTGGATTTTGGCATCCTTCAAAGAAGCGATTTTCAATGTAGTCTAGGAGCGGTTCGAAACCCCGTGAGACATTTAGCGGAACAGGCGTCGTTTCAACGGGAACTTCGGTTACAGCATCTTCAAGTCCGGTAAGTGCTTCCTGATGAGTTTTCGCCCAGTCTTTCGGGAATTTCTCGCCCGCCTTTGGACTGTAGAGGACTTTGAAGTGCGCCCACCGTTTCACGGCGTAAGGTAATTCGTTTTCTATTAGGGCCTTCATTTGGAGAAAGGGAGGAACCGTTATAGTTTCTTCTTTTCCGTCTTCGTAACGCAGCGTGAATTTCCGTGTTTCAATGAGAGGGCGAATAAGGCCGATTCCAAATCCGCCTTCTTCAGAACTGTCCATCCCCCAACGCCAGTGAACGACACCGGCGGGGTCGATCATTCTGTCTGCTTCTCCGGGGATCTGTTGAATGTAAAACCTTGGTTCTGCCGTCTTCTTGTCTCTGTAGATTCCTCTGATCGTGGTGAGGGGAATAATGTTGAGCATTTCAGTTTCGTTAGGTGTTCGTTTCCATGTGAAGCTCGACCCGGCGTAAATCATTTGTAGAACGGATTCTTGATGAATACCGTCGAGGTTTACGTCTTCACAGAAACCTTCCAAGTTGTGTTTTGCTTCTGAATTCTTGGCGCGTAAGTAGAAACCCTGTCCGACAAGGGCATCTCGAAGATATTCGGCATGATAGCGAACAGTTGGGTCTTTGAGAAACCAATTTCGTGAGGTTTCAAAAGATACAGTGGGGAATTCGCCGACGAGCGTTTTTATTCCAGAAATAGCCGCAGGTTCTTCAGGGCGGTTTCTTAGGGCTTGCACAGCCCTTGAAATTCGAACTCGAAACGACAAGGCAATTCGAAAGTGACACGGGTGTTACAAGAATTTAAAGACTAAGTGCTGTTTTTGCGAATATACTCCAAAAGAACACTTTTAGTCTTGTCTCCGGGGTTCCAATTGGTTCTGTATGTTCTTAATAGGCGAAAAGGTCTTTTAATTGGACGGTCGCGCAAAGAAAAGGGGGATACGCAGGGTTGCGTTACGGCAATATTTTCATTCGGCGCAGAAATTCTCGTACAGCCTCATTGATGACTTGTGCATTTGTGAAGAGTCCCAAGTGCTCCGCTTCCTTTGTTTCTCGAAATTCCTTTACAGCATCAAGCAGACCCTTTGCAATTCGCACTACGTCACTATGTTCTTTCTTCTTTGGCATGATTGTCCCTCCTTTTTCTGGTAACATGGAAGATACCCATTGGCGAAGATATAAATACTTCCCCTATGTAACCTCAATGTAACGGTGCAGATGACTTGAGAACCGAAGTGACTAAGATTGACCCATCTCTTATTCCCTCAATTGATAAGGCCATCAGAGAAGTGAAAGATTCATTTGGTGTTTCTCTTTATGACAGTCGGACGGATGTTGTGAATGCTGCGGTAAGAGAGTTCCTTTTGAAGCACCACCATCCGTAGGTGGTTGTGGTTGGGTTCTGAGCGACATACGTTTGAAGTCATAATACGTCTCTTGGAGACTGTTCGTTCTGGAACTAATAATCCGTCCAGAATGATAATTGCAACAAAGATGAGCAACCGGCAGTTCTACCACCACATGCGTTTCTGTCTTGAAAAGAATTTGTTGGTTTTGGAGTCTTCTTCTTCCGGACGCAATCAGATACAAGTAAAAACCTACGGTTTGACGGAGAAAGGACAACTTCTCCTTCAAAGTGTTGAAAAACGCGTATATTCTCCTTAAGAATACTATCTCTTTTTAAGGTGTGACATCCGTGTAACTAACTCGGTTCATATGGTATGGGAAGAAACCGACCAATATATTCGTTCCGGCCACGGCAACGTTGAAGATGCCGAGACTTGTAGAACGATAGAAATCTCTGAACCCAAAGGAATCAAAGCGATTTATTGTAAGTCGAAAAGTACGGGCAAATGGTATATTCAGTCCTACTTGTTTTCGAAGTCTGACGGTTGGACGATGGAGAAAGCCAAGGAGTGGTTCACTACTCATCGTCAGTCATTTGAGCAGAGTTTCAGTTGGACTCCGACAGATAAGATTGAAGCATTGCGGGCAATGGGACTTGGAGTAATTTACAAAGTCGCCTCACCTCACGTTGGAAGAACGTTGGCAAGAGATACTTTCGATAAAGCTCACGAAATAACACTTGACGAAGATGAAGTCAAACGGATGGCGCGCACCGCAATTGATAAACAGTGGAACTTGAACCATGAGCGGCCCGTTAAAGCCACTACTTTTGACGCGGAATATGAGGACGGTGCGGTTGAGCAATATGTCTACTGCACCGATGAGGAAATCAACAGACTTTTTGATGAAGGAAAAATCAATCATGTTTCTCCTGAATGGTGTCCTCGGTCCGTAGAACTCGTTGATGGTCTTGCAGCGAAAGGAATCATTCTTACCGGATTCGCCTTTCTGACAGACGATCATGTTCCCGGGGATGGTCTTAGTACCATCGAGAAGTACCAATCGTTGCCGGACATGATGAACAAAGGAGACACGGTTCTCATTTCCAAGTCATATTTGCAGAGTCTCGAAGGTAAGGGGGTGAAGAAGACGGACGAAAAAATAAAGGAATTGGTTCTCGAAAGGCTAGTTGAATTCAATGCTTGGATGGCTTGGCCTCCGGTTCCGATCACCGAGGAGAACTTCGAGAAGGGAGACTTTGCATATGCTCCGGGCGATAATTTCTCGGACTGGAAACTTCCGCACCACGTCAAAGGAAAGTTGGAGAAGGACGGAGTTGCTGCGGCTCTCAGACGCTTCGGCAGAACAGATCTACCCGCTGGAACTAGGGACGAGGTTCTTGCGCATCTTTGCGCTCACGCGAAAGACCTTGGTGTAGAAAGCGAACAATGCGATATGCGAGAATCTATTGGCATAATCAAGGGAGTCCTTCTTGCACACGGAGTCCTTCTCAAGAACTATGGACTAGAGATTGCTAAGATGGGAGCACTCAAGACAGAAGTTCTTGAAGAATTCAAACAGTCTCTCAAAGTGGCCGGGACGTCCACTAATCTACAGGAGCCGGTTCTGGCAATAAATCCGAACGTGTTGGTTTCATCCGCTCCAAAGGAGAAACGGCCCCTTACTGCCCCGATTCGTTGGCGAATCTTGCAGGCGATCAGAGAAAACAAAAGCGATGAAGCACTTCGGGATTTGATTGAGTGACGCTCACAGATAGTTTAGTGAGGGATTGGTGGGACACCCGACCTGCCTTAGTGTCGTCGGGGCAACCCTGAAAAGGGGGAATTAAAACATGGCGACGGATTTTCTATCCAAGTTCGAGACTAACTCTCTTCCCGGCGGTCGTTTAGTTCAATGCAAGGCGTCAGGAGGTATTACCCTGAACGATGTGGTGCTGCTTGTTACTGCCGCTGAAGCCGACAAATTAGTTCCAGTTGTCAAAACTTCGGATGACAACGATTCCACATTAGTCTATGGGGTTGCATATGAAACAAAGGCTGACGGCGAATATGTTCTCATCAAGAAGGGTGGATTAGCTAAGGTTAAGATCACTTGTTCGACTGTGGCGATAGCGGTAGGAGATGCGTTGGCATCCGACAACGGTGGGGGAGCTAAAGAGGCGGCATCTGCAAGTGCGGTGTTGACACATCTTGGTAAGGCACTTCAGGCTTCAACGGTGCAGAACGACGAGATTCTCATTGACATGGATATGCCATAGGTGATTGAATATGGAGAATAAAGAACCTGTTATAACGAGGCAATCTCTATTTGAAGCGATTTCCCATGACAAAGAAGCCTTTGACAAACTTCAGCAGAGCGTCGGCGACGTTTCGAAGATGAGATACGCAGAATACATGCGTTCTCTTGGCATAGGAAAGTTTTCAACATTGTCTCAAACAGTGACTACGACCTTGGCGGGAACCAAGGTTCTCGACGAAATTGTTTGGGGTGCAGAGTACGCGAAGCACGAGGGCAGAGTTGGACGGGAGGTAGCTCGTCCAGTCAGTTTTGACGATGATCTCGTAGTTCGGTTGCCCAAAGCAACACCTCTTGGACATTTAGCGATTCAGCACGGTTACAAAGTAGGCCGTCCACCGCAATTCCAGCAACCTACACCCGAATATACGGAGTTCACCGTTTCCGATGATTCGAAAATACATCGGACGGAGATAGCGGTTTCGAAAGCAATTGTTTCAGATGCCAAGTGGAATGAGGTTCAGGCACAACTGTACGCATTCGGAGAAAGCTATGGATGTCACGAAAACCGAGATATTATTCTCACTTTCGCCGGAGGCGGAAATCAGGCTTGGGCCACTGACATCTATGTGACGCTTACGAACGCTGTGAAAACCATGAAACTCGCGGGTTTCTACCCAGATATATTTTTGGTTGGGCCTACCGGAGAAAACCTATGCTTGAACAATGACAAATTCATTCATGCCTTCTACATGGGTCGGGCTGGCGAAGAAATCAGAACTGGACAAATTGGTAGATTCATCTTGGGTACAAGCGTCTTCTACTCTAGGTTCGTTGAGGATCTACCGGCAATAGGAGGCAAGGCTGTTCTTGGAGTTCTCGCTGAAAGAGAAAAGGCAGTTGGATTCGCGTTGAAGTGGGATTTACAGATAGAAGGATTCGATGACGTTCGTGAGGGAGTAGTCGGCTCGGTCGCAACATCGCGGTACGATGTGAAACTACAACACGCTGCGGCAGCCGTTCAGATATTGGCGGCCTAGATCGTCCTCCTCCTTTCTTTCTTTGGAGGCGGATGAAACATGCCGACAAAAACACGAATTCAGGTCTATGTGGATCTTGAGACGGCGCAAAGACTTACTGCGATGTGGGAGAAGGACAAAGAGAAGACCGGGTACGATCTGAGTTTCAGTGAGTGGTTCGAGCGGTGGCTTAAGATGCAACTGGAACGCGAGAAATAACTTCCCCCTTTTTGTGGGTTCAGTTTCCGATTCACGTTTCAGGAGGTGATTGGATGCAATATGGAAAGATAGTTGCCATACATGGGGCAAACATATCAATTTCCGTGCAATCGAGAGACGAGCAATCAGGGCCAGTAGTAGCTATGATGGGACAAGAGGAGCGGCGAATTTTTCACTTTGATGTTACGCTTCCCGCTTCTTCCGCCACTGACATAGACTTCGCGGTTGAACATGTAGGAATGTCCGTTGGATTTGCAAGTGTCAATGGCAAGGTCTATTTTGAGAAGCCCGAATATTGGCAGAAAGGGTATCCGTCTAAGGAAGCATTTGATAAAAGAGTCAAATGAGGAGACACAGTAGTGCTAGTTGCATGTTTCTCTATTTTTAATGAGGTCTGGAATATTGAGCGGAGCTTGGATTCGGTTCGAGACTGTGATCGAATCGTGGTTCTGGATGGAGCGTTTTCGGGTTTTCCGCATAAATTGGATACGGGGCAGAGTGATGATGGAACGTTAGACGTGGTTAGTCGGTGGCTGCAAAAGTGGACTTTGGATCGTAACGACCGGGACGGATGGTTAGTTGTTCCTGAGATTCCTTGGATTAATCAGATGATGAAGCGGTCTTTCTATTTTCGATTCGGTGAGCCGGGGGATTGGTTTTTGGTGATTGATGGAGATGAAGTCGTGGAGTCGGGACTTAGTGAGACAAAGCATTTATTGGAAAGTCTTGAGGGGCCAGCGTTTTGGGTTGAAAAGGAATATGTTCAGAAGCAGGTTGATCCTGCATTCACTGTTGAACGTCGGGGTTTGAGTCCTCGTTTGTTCTTGTTCCATGAAGGTCTACGATATGGAATCACTTACGATGATTTTCCTCACTATGTTAGGAGGTCTGTTCCTCTTCAAATGCGTCATTTGCGGTTTCCGCCAATTAGAGATAATGAACGTCGAGAAATCAAAAGTAGGAAACAAACGAGCGCCGATTTTGCTTGTGTGACCATGATAAAGAACCCATACAGGCGTGTTAGTGGGACTCAGATTAGACTTATTCGTTTTCAAAATGGGTTGCGGTATGGTTCGAATCATTCTCAAATTGTGGATCTAACTGGAAATCTTTTTGACGGGGAATCGCCGCTGAATGTTCCTCTAACTTTGGAAATTATACCTCGTTCGGATGATAGAGACGTTTTAATGTCTCAATATGATGAGTTTCGGACGAAGCATCATATAGAGTCCTCATGAGTCCTCGTGAGAACGACACCCCTTATATTCTTTTTTGCTGCACCTGTTTCGCAGATGTAATATGACGCATAGGCTAATCCGACTTCTTTTCTGGCTGTCGGTGCTCATAAGTGATGCCTTGTTTCTCGGCTATCCTATTCTTCTGGATGCGGTAGAAATCGAGAGCTTGTTGAGCGCCCATAACTGGCTTTTCACGGCAAGAATTTACCAATATCCCGGCTTCTTCATGTCCTTGTCGATAGTCCAACTTCCTAGCGTTGTCGTTCTTTTGATTTTTGGGTACGTTTTCTACTTCTGTGTTAAGAAAGTGAGGAAGGTTCTTTTTGGCATACACTGATTATGAGGTAATCAAGCGTCGTCTGCGACTGAAGGATGATAGCGAGAAAGATCTCATCACGGATCTTCAAGCGCAAGCCGAAGCCGAAATTGACCTAATTCTTAAACGATATATTTCGGTTCCTCTTGTCTTAGTTCCGTCTGTTATAGAAGAAATCGCAAACGATCTCGTTTGTGGTTTGTTTCACGAGAACCGAACTGGAAAACCAAACATTTTCTCTGTTCGAGCCAGAGGGTTGCTAGAGCGGTACATCCGCGAGACTTTTTTCGATACGATTGTTCAAAAACCAAAATCGGAGTTGATGCCTTCTGACTGAAAATCCAACCGCAAGGGTGCGAGAGGCCATGAAAGCAATATTGGAACAAGATCTCGACCCTTCGGTTCGTATTTACTCAGAGTTTCCGTCCACTGAAGCGCCGAACCTAGCAATTCCCTGTGTGATAATTCAGGAGATCGGCGGTCGTGGATCTGGCGTCGGTCATGGCGAAGCCACGGAAGGTCAAAGGCAGGGGCAAGTTCTGCTCTTTGAAATTCAGATTGATGTTTACCACGTTTCCGGCGAGATGCGTGACGCTCTGACGGATGCCGTTTTACGATCTATCTGGAAAAATCGAGAAGTCTTTCGATCTGAGTGGGGCATTCTCGTTGATCCCGTTACGAATCCCCATGATAGGCCGCCGGAGGAACCGATTCCTAACTATCTCTTCGGCAAGAGCATGAGTTTTCCGATGACTATTGAGATGACGCGACTTGAATAGTTTTGTGGAAGAATCCACGAAATCGAGTGGTTCCCGTAAGGAACACACAACCTCGAAAGGAGGGAAATATTAGAAATGGTTGAGCGAACTGAAACCAACAAGAAGACGAGTCACTACATAAAGACATCTGAAGTCAGGAAGAAGATCATAGATTTCGATGCAATAGTTTCGACGAACGATACGATTGTCATAGAGGACGTTACTCTTCTCGGTTCTGCGCACCTTGCCAAGAAAAGCGATGGTTCAGAGGTTGATTGCACCGTAGCTACGAATGTTATCACCGTTACTGAGGCTGATTTGACGAACGTTCCGGTTGTCGGTTCAGCTTGGGAAGGCTGATAGGCTTTGGTCAAATACAAGGGTATTGATCTCGAAGTTCGAGTTGCAACGACAGAGGAAGGTCTGGCTACAGCCGACCCCGTTCCCTACATAGATCACGTCGAGTGGGATTCGGATCAGAGCATTGATCGTTCACCGAAGGGGCATGGATTCAGAACTCAGGAGGCGCGTGAAGGACTTCTCGCCATAGGCGGGAACATCGTTCGTTCCTACGATCCAACTGAAGTTGCAGATGATATGAGTTGGTTTGACTTCTGGGAGGCAGATTCACAGGAGGCTCTTACGCCGAGATATGTGCAGATCAAAAACAAGCTGAACGGGCGCTTGGTGACTTTGAAGAAGGTCATAGGGTCGCTCAGTGAGAGTTCAGATACGGACGGCTTCTTGACTCAATCGTTGGATTTCGTCGCAGAGGAAGTCGAAGAGACACCGCCAGCGTAGAATAACAGAGGAATAGGAGTGGAGGAATGTAGAAGTTTGGAGCAAAACCGCGATCAGGATGTTTATCTTAGTATCGGATTTGTTTTGCACGGCCACGAGCGAGATTTGAAGATGGTTCGTGGCCTTATTCTTGACGGCATTGGTGCTAAGATGGATAATTTTGGCATCATTCATCAAGATCCTAGACGGGACGGGGTGCGACTGATCTACCATACGATCAGTCGTCAAAACCTGTTCATCGTCAAGGAGAAAGATTGGAGAAAAATAAAGGAGAAGGAGGGAGAATCGAAGAATGAAGGATGAGGAAAAAAAGCAGATTTTGGAGACTCGAAAGACCCACCAAAAACTTAGTCGAATGATTCTTCAAGGCACGGATTTTAGACAGCCCATGTCGGTCAGGGGTATCGACGGCAAGACCTACGAAATTATTCTCAGGCCTCTCGGTGAAGGAGAGCTTCTAGGATGCTTCAGTAACTCCGGGTTGGACTTCAACGAATTCATCGAAAAGACCGGGAAGAGATGCGAGGGCTGTGAATCCGTAGACAAGCGATGCGAAAAATGTCAGAAGGAGATTCTGGATTACTTTGGGAAGAATTACAACCAATGGATGCAACTGCGGAGAGAATTAGTGGCAGCCGCCATTGTAGATTCGGAACAGCAGTTTGCCGCTAAAGACATCGGTGAACTTCTACCGTTCGGTGAGTGTACGGAAGCCGCTACGAAGGTCATGGAAATGAGTGGGTTGTTGGGTAAACCTGTCGGTGCGGTGGAAACCTTTCGTCAACAGTAGATACAGCATTCCAATTGAAGTGAAGGTAATGAGATACGGCTTCAAACTGGCTGAAAATATCAAAATGCTAACTCCGTTGCAGTCGAACTACTTGATGTTTTTGGCCGCTAAGTACACTGAAGCCGAGAACGCAGCGATTAAGAAAGCAACTCGGAGAGCGAAATTCAGATGAGTTTCTACGTCGAGTTCGAGGTAAGGGGCTTGGATGATTTGATGGATAGTATTAGCGAAGCGGCTGAGAAAGCGAAAAAACGTCTGGAAATTGCTGCTGACCAATCTGCTGAAATGATGCGGGAGGCTGCTGCTCGGTATTGCCCTGTTAAGACCGGATTCTTGCGCTCCTCGATTATTTGGCTTGCGCCTGAAAGATGTCTTCGCCGCATTTGGGCAATGGCTCATTACGCCTACTTCGTTGAACGTGGAACGAGGTTTATGGCTGCTAGAGCCTTCATGCGTCGTGGTTTCTATGAGAATATTGAGAAAGTTCGGGATCTCGTCGAAGAAGTAGCAAAGGGGTTGTTTGATTAACCATGCCCCCACCTGTAGACCTATACCTTCGTTTCGTAACGGAAGGCGAAGAAGTTCTCAACAAGATTAACAAGGATCTCGCCGTTTTTGGGCATGTGTCCCAAACCACAAGGGCGGAACTTCGGGACTTCAGGGCTGACAGTTTGGCGCAGGTTCGAGCCATAAGTGCTTTGGGAGCGGCATGGCGCAATGAACATCAAAGTCTTGTGCTGATCGGCCAAGCCTTCCAACAAGTTAGTTCAATGGCGTCTATGGGCGTCAGAATGATCGAACAATACAACATCGCCATGATTCGGGTACAGCAACTAAATCAAGCCGTAACCCAATCACAGAACACATACAACGAAGCGGTTGCTCGGTACGGTGCAGCCAGTCCACAGGCCATCAAGGCCGCTGAAAACCTCAGAGAAGCCCAGACCAAACTTGCGAATGCTCAAAGACAGACAAACCTGATGTTCGCGCTGCAAGCAACCCAAATCGTCGGCATGCTGCCGCATATAATATCCTTGGGGAGATCCCTCAGTTTACTTACCACGTATCTACGTACAACTGCGGGTGCGGTCACTGTTCTCAGAACCGCGATTTATGGTTTGGAGGGGGCTGTCTCACTACTCTCCGGCGTTGCAATGGTTAAACTTCTTGACGCATTCGGTGGGCCGTTGGCTCAGAAAGCACTGAAGAGTTGGAGTCAGATTCTTAACGATGTTTACAAGTGGATGACTACTCTAGGGCAGGAGGAAACCAAGACAGTCCAAGCAACTGCGCTAGTTACGGACGAGGTTTATGCAGCCGTTGTCGCGGCGAAGGCGAACAAGGAAGCGATTGATCTTTGGACTGAAGCCTACAAGAACGGCAAGGTGATGTTGTGGTCTTTTGTAGATGGTCTTATCAAATTGGGGTTAACTCAGGACGAAATCAAGAGAATAGTCTTAGATACTGCCGTCAAAGTTCCCAAGACATATGACGAGCTTGTTAAGGGTGCGCTTTCAGCCTACAGTGCCGAGGTGAAGTTGGAGGCAGAACTTGAACGGCTCTCAAAACTTTGGGTTGAAGGCGGGATTTCGGTCGAGTTTCTTGCAGGGGAACTTGTGAAGCTCGGACTGACTGAGGAAGAGGTTGTCAAGAAACTTGTCTCCATTACTTCTCAAGTTCCAAAGACGTTCAAAGAGCAGTTCATCGATAAAGCTCAGAAAATCTTCGAGAACTTCAAGGAGTGTGTAACCGGGAAGTCGGCTGAACTTGGTCCTGCAATGAAATCAAGCATGGACGACGTGGTTTCCGTTACGAATCGGGCGATTCAGCAGGGTCTTATTGGAACCGCTCAGGCAGGAATGGAGGCATTTCGTGATTGTGTCACTGGCAAAATGTGGGACATGAAGGATAATGCGCAGTCGGCTATAGATGATCTCGTTAATTTGACGAACATGGCCATTAACTCAGGGTTGAAGGGCGAAGCCCAGAAAAACATTGACGCATTTGTGAAGTGTGCCGTGAACAAGGACGCTCAAATGGTCAGTCAAATAGATACACACCTGAAGTCCTTAACGGATACATACAAGAGCAATCTGAAACAGATAGCAGTATTCACGCGGAGGGGGCAACTTGATCGCGCGGAGGCGTATCGCCTTGAAAACGAATCAATCAAGAAAATCATCGACCAACTCAATCTTTGGAGAAACGCGATCCTCACGGAGACTACTCTTCCCGTCACTCGAACTGCAACAATCGCCCCTCCCGCGCAGCCCCCCACTCTCGTCACTCCTCCGGTTGTTCCTCCGCAACCTCCACCGACTCCCGGCGGTTGTCCTCTCTGCGGCGCTCCTGCTGGCTCCGAACACAACTCTTGGTGTCCAATTCTAACAAATGAATGGTATGGTTTCCAGCGCGGAGGAGTCGTAAGCAAACCCACGTTGGCACTTCTTGGTGAGGGATACAAGAAAGAGGCAGTTATTCCCTTGCAGCGCGGTACGGGGCTTCCGGCTAATACGACTGTCTTGGTTGACATTACTATTTCATCTCTGCACACTGGCGATATTAACGAGGCTCAAAAATTCTTCAGGCAACTAGAAAGAAAGGTGGTTGAGGCCGTTCGTCAGGGGACTTAAGGATGGTTCTTTTAGATCTTTATTTGAAGGGCGTTAAACGAGGATACGTTTCGCTCAATCAGATAGAAGAATGTTCTCTTCCTGCCACTTTTGAGTGCGAGGTTGATCCAACTATTGATGTTAGTGCGGGAGATTTGGTTGAAATCAAAGATAGTGATGTTTTACTTTTCAAGGGACTCGTCGAACAAAAACGTACAACCCAAAGGTTCGATGTAGCAATTCAGGGACGGGACAAAGCATCTATCAAACTTGCGAGGTTTACAACAGGCGATCATAGGTTCAAACAAACTGAACCCTTTGAGATTCTTAAGGTTTTGATAACACCAAATGTGGAGTGCGCGGCGGGAACGATTCATGAGGACGGTTTTGAGGCCGATGACGGTTACTGGTTTGCGCGACCACGAACACCGCCTTGCACAAAGGAGATAAGCAAAGGCAGAATGTATGTCGCCGACACCATGGAGGGCGACGAAATTGAAGACCTTGTTCTTTGGGTTTACAGATCCTTTGACGTGGTGGATAATTCGAAAGTTCGTGCTCTAGTTAAACCTCTCTCTCTTTATGACGGAGCCAAATATATCGAATACGACGGTGAGAAAGATCCCTATTACAGAGTTGCGATTGGTCTGGTGCAGAGGTTTGACAACACTCCATTGGGTTTCTTTCTATACATTGGTTCGGAGGACGGTGAACCTAGCAACCGAAAGTTAACGCTGGCTAGGTGGGTAGGGGATTATCTTGTGGTTGATGACGAGGTTCCTTACATGTTTCAGTGGGATACTACCTACGAGATGGAGTTGATTTGTATTGAAGACCAAATAATCGGAAAAATCCGGGAGTCGGGGCAAGCGGAATGGACCGTCGTAAGCACCGACAATCCTTACATAAACACTCACGGCTCTCCGGGACTTTTGTGTGGTGGCGCGAGGGCGGAATTCAGGTCGTATCGACATGTCAGATACGGAGACGCCTCGGCTACATCTTACCCCGAAAAGGCGTGGAAGGCGATTGATGAAGATCCTGAAACTGAGTGGGTTTCCGGCACGGGAAACCCTGTAGAGGAATGGACCTATTATGTGGGCGACGGAGTTCAAGACGTTTGTCGCGTCAGTGTTTGCCAGAAAAGAGCGACTAGAGTTCAGATTCAAGTTGCGTTGACGCCAGACTATTATGTTACCGTCTACGATGAAACGCCCGTCTGTCCGAACATTGAAGCAGTTTTTTCCCCTTCTATATTGGGCGGAACTCTCAGATATTTCAAAGTTAGACTGTTCAAGTCTCCAAATGAAACCGTTGCTGTTTCTCATTTTGGTTTGCATAAAGCCACTGAAGGCGGCTCACTTGTCGATTTAGGTACTCAGACACGATACGAAAAACCCGTCGATTTCGAAGTTAGATATGATCGTACAACTGAGGCGGTAAAGAGACTCGCTGATGCAGTGAATTTTGATGTTTGGACGACCCCGGACGGAAAACTACATTTCGGTCAGAGAGGATCAGAGAAATCCGTTACGTTTCAACGGGGCGATAACGTTTACAGTCTTGATAAGTCTGTTGAGACGGATCAACTTCTTTACAAAGTTAGGGCGCTTGGTTTTGGTGAAACCTTCGATCAGGTCAAGGTTGAGTCTGTTGATGAGTCTGTAAGGGAGACTTACCCGGAACTTGCCGGAGAGCAAACCTTGGACATGAAAGACATCTCTGATCCGACCCTCTTGAAAGAAGCGACCGATAAGGTTTTGAACGCCCGAAAGCAACCACGCGAAATTCTGGATGTTCTTGGAGACGACGATGTTTATTCTCGAACGAGTTGGAATGTTGGAGATACTATAACAATAAAGGATTCTGAACAAGAAATTGATGGGTCATATCGTCTCACGCAAATCAACAGACATGGATTTCCTCCGGTTGTTGAGTTTGAGGCAGGAATTCCAGTTCAAACAAGGTATAAGGGAACAACCCTCAGAGATATTATTTTACAACTTCGTCAGGGCATTAAGAATTTCGAGCGGATGGGTAAATCAGCAACAGAAGCTCCGTTCACCAAAGCTCTCAGCGAAATCGTGGGTGGACTCGGTGGAGGTGGAGGCGGAGGCGAACTCAAACTAGGTCCTTCAACGAAGGAGTGTGATCTCGTCCAAATCAACGAGGTAAGTTACGAGGCGCAGAACGTTCCAGCTTGGTCCTACAAGTCCAAGTGTATTGCGAAGCTCGCCGATCCAATGTCCGACGCTTTCAAACTCTCAAAGGTTGCTTTCGCCCTATGGGGCGTTATGGAAACAGAACTCAAGGTGCAAGATTCGGGTGACGCCGTGAGGGTTATGGTCATAATGACCGAGCGTGAACCCACGGTTGGCGAGGAATTCGCCAATACGCCTGCAAATAATTTCACGGTCCATGCGGAATTGAGCACAGGCGACATTTGGGCAACAGATTACTACACGGCGACAGGAAAAACAATTGGAACGCAGGCATATTCGGTCACTCCTGGGAACAAGCTCTGGATGAGTTTCTGGCTCGTTGTTTACAACGGATATGGAACCGAAAGGACGGTCAAAGGCTACTCTCGCAACATGAGATCAAGCTACCTCATATCGACATCATGCTACGACACGGAGTAGAGCGGAAATGGTGAAGTTTGGAGACTTTGTTTTTCCTCATGTGCTAGAGATTGAGCGCGTTAAGCCTCGAATCTTCGACGAGAAACCTATTATTGGCTCGGAGCTTGCTGCGCGTCGAGATGCAGGTGGACTCGGAAGGGACTTTGTGATTCGCGGGGAAATCAGGGGAACTCCGACTGAAATCAAGGAACAAACGGAGAACATTGAGGCGCTGGCTGACGGAGTGAAGAGACTGTTAGATTTGGAAGATGGAACCCCAACAGTTCTTTGTTTGGCTCTCGATCCACGGTTTACTGATGACGTTGTGAAATACCGAATACGAGAATATGAGGTTGATTTCACGGAGACGAATCCATAATGGTAAAGTTTGGTGATACAGAACTTCCTCATGTTCAGGGTATTCGTCGTTCTAAACGACGAATATTTGACACCAAAACGGTTGTTGGTGCGACTGTTGCCGCCAAGAAAAATGGCGGAGGGTTTGGAAGAGAATTTACTGTTAACGGCATGATTTGGGGTTCTGACATTGAGGCGAAGATGCTTGAGATCATGGCATTGGCCGGACAGGCAAAGAAATTGGATTTTGAGGATTCTACGCCGCCCTTTTTATGTCTGATGTTGACTCCCCGGTTCAGGGAAATTGTTGAAGAACCAAATATGTTTTTCTATGAGGTTCCATTCGTTCAAATCGAATCTGTAAAGCAGCGTTGGCTCTGGGATTCTGCGATAATCAGCGAGATCCTTTCAGGCTTCCTGCGACCTGAAATCAGAAACCTTAGTGACGCACCCATAATCGCCGAGTTACTTGCAGGATATTTGCGGCCAGAGATCAGAACACTCAGCGATTCGTCCGTTATAACCGAACTACTGAAATGGATTGGTAACTACACTACGACTTTACAGGACTCGCCTGTAATAACCGAGATTCTATCCTATGAAACAGGGGGATACCGCGAACTCTTCGATTCTGCCGTGATAAGCGAAATTCTGTCGGGAATGCTGATCTATAAAACGCCTGTCACAGCTAACATTGTGGTCAAGAGGCGTCAATCTCCGTCCTACGCCTATCAGGCCCAAAGTACCACGCCGTTCAAAGAGGCAGTTTCGCCATCATATGCTTATACGGTGGTTACGCGCATCGCCCGAGTTCTACGACCCGATCCGCCGCTTCCGCTTGGTATGTATTGGTTCATTGACGCGATTTCGCCTTCATATGAATACGCTGCGCTTGCTCCAAGCTCTCCGGTTCGAGTTGCCAAAGTTGCCGTAACTTGATGGTCCTTTCTTTATTCGGAAAGGATAGGAAAGAGGTGAAAAAAGAAAATGCCGTTTAGAAACCAGATGATGTATCAGGGCTTCACAGGTTATCTTCTATTGGAAATTCTGAACCCGACGGGCGGCCTCGTAACCGACGCACGCGCAAACACCGCCATGCTGAATTACTATGGCAGTATTGAGCAGCCGGGAGCAGGTCCCGGCTGGGTTCACAAGAGGTGGCAGGCAGGAACCTACTGGTATCCCCCACTCATCGCCAAAACGAACACGAACGCGGTCATCAAAACAAAGGCAGGAATCCTAGTATGCGACGGGCAGAACTACAGCATTAGCCCACTCTATCTTGCATCTGTCGCAACAATTCCGAAGATATACGCGAAGTACACTTACGTCAAGTATCGTCCAGCCACCTCAAACACCGTCATATCAGTGGATCTACGCACAATCTTCTCAAACATAATCTTCGAACCTTGGACAAGCAACATGGAAGGAATCTTCATC